ATGTTTAAAATACCACTAGAAAAAATACCAGAAATCATTCAGATAATGTTATGTATTAATTTTGTTTGCATAGTAGTAATAGCATTAGCTTGTTTGATTATTGCAAGTATAAATAGCAGCACTAATAATAGATTAGATAAAATATTAGATGAAATTAAAAGATTAAATAATAAAAATTAAAACGGTAAATCTAATAATAACTCTTTAGAATCAATTTTAGAACCTCTGCTAGCGTGATATTGAATCTCATAATTATCATTAATATAATCTGGCTTTGAGTTTCTAACAATTTTACCTAAACCAAACTCTTCAACGCCGTTTACGGTTGTTTGTGGGCGCTTTAAGTTTTGAGAGCACCAGTAGCGTTTCTTGCCTGAAAAAAGAGGCATATCTTTAATTAAATATTGTTTTAAAACGTAATTAGCAACAGCCTCTGGATTATCAGTAATGGGGACAGCAGAGGAAATTCTACCAGCACGCCAACTTGATATATTGTACATATCTCTACCTGATTTAGTTTTGATATTTAGTTTTTTAAGATAACCATTATAGCTTTTAAAAAGAGAATGGAAGTGTAAAGCACCATCTTTATGAAGTTCTGGCACTACTAAATATTTTAAATCTGGAGACTTTTCGCGTTGACGATGTAACCACATATGCATGACATGCTTGCAATGATCAACATCATAGCGGTTATGTTTGCGTTTGTCAAACGTAAATGTACAAAAATAATCAAAATGATTACATAAAATTATGTCTTTAACTAATGTTTTAGTTCTTCTAAGAGAACGATTATCATTTAAATTTTTAGTAATTTTAGAAATTTTAGAAACTTCAGTTTTATCTGAATCGTCTCTATTTTTCTCAACACCAAAATAAATTTTATAAGAATTATGATAGATTATGATTTTAGTCATATGTGGATAAACCTTTACTATATTAGAGATTAATTTTTCATTATCTCTAACGCTAAATTTGCTGATCATAAATCATACCCCGAAACCTATTTAACAGTAGTAAACACACATAATGTGTCCCTATTATCAAGTATGCGCGCAAGCGCGCGGGGACACATCGGCGGGGGCCCCCCCCCCCCCCCGGGGGCCCCCCCCCCCCCCCACCCACAAAATGCGACGTTTCTTCTTAATTTTTATATCTGAATAATTTAAATTTATATTTTGATTAAAATTTGAATAAACGTTAGGATTTTCATCTCCAGTGAAAACCACCTGATATGTATCATATGAATCTCTTAATTTTTGAGAGTGGAAAAAACAGCCCATTCTAAGTGGATTTGCTCCAGTTTGACGACCAGAATTACTAAAATCCAGCTTTTTGGAATCGAACGCCCAATAAAGCGTAAAAATCGCACCTCTGGTAAACGGAAATCCAATTGACTTACACTTAAAAGCAATATCTGATCGGCGGCGCGTTTGCTTGTTAATTTGATCGTAATCCTGGGAAGTTACAAGGTGTAAACGCCTCTGTTTTCTGTTCTGGGCGTGCTGTTCGATGACCCAAGGCGGGACATTTTTGGAATCCTGGTTGGAGAAGTAATTTTGGTATTCGTCAGTTAACATGATGACTCCATATTTACCGTTCTTCACGTGCTTTATAACCAGCTCATAGCCAAGCTTAGATTGGTAAAATATGTAATATCGGCTTGTATCGAAACCGCGGCTTATAAAGTCCAGTAAGAGGGTAAGGTTATCGTGGAAATTGAGCGGTATCATATCTTTAAGTGCAATATTTGAGACAACTACTGCATGCGGATACGCCCTACGTATCCGCCTTGCAAAGTAGACAAGCGTTATCGTTTTGCCAGAGCCCTGTTCTCCGTAGAAAGCCTGAATGCCTGTAGGCTTGAAGAGGAGGGGGTCTTTTGACAGGCGGTAATTTTCTTTTACAGCGTCAATATGGAATTTTAAATCTCTTTTAACGAAATTTAATATATCAGACATAATAATCTCCTTTTAAATTTTAAATTAAAACTAACCCCTGATTCGCTTGTATAACCAGAGCGACATGTGCATAAGTGGTGATAGTAACATATAGGTTATGATTAAAATTATAACTACCTTGAAAAAATCATTGCCTAATAGATTCTTAAAAATCTGAATTGGTGTAGTAAAAAATTGAGTTATATAATTTAAAGAATCTTGTAACGGTTGTGGTAATTTTGGCAGTTGAAACCAGCCGAAAATCCAAGTTAATAAATTTAAAATCATCTGAATTATTATAGTAAAAATCACTCTGAAGCCTCCTCTGATGACCTATCTATGTCAAAAATGTTTGCGATTTTTCGCCAATAGGCATAGATTAAAACTATAACCACAGCAGATTGTAGTAATTTTTGGAAAATATCCCAGAGTTGCGGAAAATTGGAACGCCACGCACAAAGCTTAAGATTATAACCAATATCGCAAGTATTATTAGAATTGCCTGTATCTGTTATTGACTTTAAAACGCTAATAGTAAATTCGAATGGCGACCAGAGAAAACCTAGCGATTTTGACATGGAATTGGTGAAATTTTTAAAGTAATCTTTTAAATCGGAAATATCGGGGACAAACAAATAAGCTAAATATGACTTTAGAGCGATTCCGAAATTATCAAGATGACAGCCTATAGCTTGAATTATGTTTAAGCTTGAGCAGTCTTTAAATGGAGAATATTCTTTGCAAGCGCCATTTTCACAATTCTGTGATTTAGTGCCTGAAAAGTATGAAGAGCCATCGACTAAAATCGGCAAATTAAGCACGTGGAAATTATATTCATCTTCCAAGCCTGGATAGGGAATTCCAGGCCAGACATATTGTAATATTAAATAATATTTTCCCTTATTTTCGAAATTATACGTAAAGTGAAGAGCGTCAGCTAAACTTAAATCTCCAGAAGAATATATAGGCTTTTCATCGGTTGGATTTTGCTTGATCTCATATTTAAACCTGGTATTCCTACCCCAAGGATAAAACATCGGCTTGCAGAGATTCTGAAACTGCTTTGTACAGAGAAAAGCGTCAAGTTTTAAACCATTAACATTATAATGGATTGATGGCGTAGCGTTTTTCTTCTTATTAAGATTATCTATGCGAATCCCCTCATAACCTGGCGGATAAGTAAAAGGAAAATTATTGATGAAAAATTTATAATTTTTAGTTAAAGATAAATAGGAATATTGGACTAAGCCATCACTACCACTATATGAATGAAGAAGAGGACGATAATTGCAACCAAAATGATCTGATAGATGAATAAATCTAAATGGGTGATTAGCTTTATTCTGAAAGCCAACACCACTTTCAGACATTCCAGCTTGATTAAAATCATCAGTTTTTGAAAAAGCAAAAACGATATCGATATCTGATTGCAAAATAGCCCAATAACCGCCATTTTCAGTGTCAACTATAGAGCGAAATTCCCTATAATATGATAATAATTCTTCCTTATGTTGAGGACGTGTACGATTTACCGATCGCTCCAAAAAATACATATAATTATCGGAAATATCGCCAAAACCATCTTCTGATTTACTACAATCTCTACCATTATCACGAATCCTAGGCAAATATAAATTAGGCGTTGTTTTGATAACATCATCATATGGAGATTTAGCACTAACAAAAGCGGGGATTATAAGCTGGATTATTAAGCTTAAACTTAAAATTAAAATGATAAATCTTTTCATCTTTAATCTCTTCTATATGAAATTCTATTGATGAAATACCAACAGATTAAGGTTGAGAATAAGATTATAAAAAACTTGATTAAAAAATTATCAAGTATAAGCTGTAATTCTGATACTGTTATCATGTCAATCCTTTGAACTAGTTATGCTATAGAGCGATTTAAATATAATATCTAATACCATTTTTAAGCCTGCACCAACGGCAATTATTCCCAAAAGAGACGGAAAATTACTTGAAATTGTGCTTGTGATAATGGTTATAATCTCTTGAGTTGTCATTTTAAAATTTACAAGGGTGGGGTAGGTGGTGGAACTACCCCAAAAAAGCTATATGCCACGTCCTTTAAGGGAACGATTGAGCACACGGCGGAAGAGATTGAATCCTACGCCAAAGCCAATCAAAACGGCAAAGCCAACCCAGTTGCTACTGAAATATTTTGCAACTTCAGTAATAATCGCGGTAGCGTTCTCTGCTGTAAGTAACTGCACCTTGTATCCTTTCTAATTTTAAAATTTATATAGGTAGGGTGGGCTGGAATAAATAAGTAAGTGATTGACCAATATCTAAAGCTCTGAATCCGACTTTCGCTGACACCCACCAAAAAATAGAACAAAAATAGAACTTAAACTATCTTGAAAAGAATGCGGAATTTTCAGGAGTTCCAGGTTCTGGCATGTTATTAGATTGAGACCTAATAACGGCGTCATTAATAGCGAATTTTTGTTCATCGTTTACAAAAGCCTTATAAACATAACCGTTCATAAACTCAATGTACATGCGGGTAAATTCATTTCCAGTTTTTGGAGATTTTTCAGTTTTGATATATACACGGGGGATTGCGCTGATAATATTGTCTTTATTCATTTTAAAATTTTCCTTTCGACATTTTTAAACGCTTAATATTACACATGAAGTATAACATGAGTTATATAGTTTTAACGTCGCACAATGTAGATTTTACGATATTAATAACTTATTAATATCTTGATTCATTATATATCGTAATATGATGCGTAATTTTAATATATAATGAATATTTTACTAAAACAGGAGAATATACCTAAATTATTCATCAATTTATTGACCATATTATAATTTATAATTAATTTATAGTTAATCATTTACTTTACAAGAAAATCCGACCAGCCATTCCCGAAAATATTTTGTATACATATCTATATCTTACGAGTCTCAGCAGCTTACTTAGACATAATTTATTTGACTTTTATAATATTTTGTTTATAAATATATATTTTATAAGTTTTCCACAGATTTTAGCTCTAATTATTTGACTTTTTATATATTTCATATCATTACTACCCTCTACTCTATCTTATGTATCATATTATTTGACTTTTTATATAATATATATAATTATATGTTTTTTATAATAACCTTAACTAACTACTAATAAAGGAACAAAAATAGAACATAGAGTAGAGGGGTATGCATCCCCCTCCCTAAAATATTAAAACCTATAAAAAAGAAGTCTCTTACTCCTCTACTCTCTGTAGAATGCTTTTCCTTTTACGCGAATGTCAACATATTTTGGCAATCTACCGCCTCGCGCAAAATACTCTATTACTCGCTGCATATCCTCCACTTGACCACCTGGAAGGCGATCTATAGATAATATAAATGGGTATGGTACATCATTAATTAACACTTCAACTTGCCGAGATGTACCAGCTGGTATCGTAATCTTATTAACTGACATACCACGCGATTGTATAACACCGATTGAACGTCCCACAAAGCTTAAAAAGCGCGCACTAGCGATGGCGGTGCCTGGAGTATAGCGAACACCACTATTATCTACAATAGTGACCTTTGGATTCTCATAAATATTCTTCGTAAATGAAACACCATTAGCGTCAACAAAATACTTAACAGAATCAACCTGCCATAAAACTACAGGTTTACGAAAGTTCACGGTAAAGCGAGTTTTTGTAAAACCAGCTGAATCGCCTTTTGATACTGAGCTAATCTCTGGATGTAATTTTATAATATATTCATTTAGGGAATTATGATTAAGATTGAATCTTAATCGTTCGGTTGGATTGTTAGTTAAATACTTTTGAATAGACTTACTATAAACATCAAGACTATCCTGAGATATAACAGCCGCAGTATTAGATTCAATAACTACACTAGCTATAAACTGCCACAAAAACAAAGCAAGCCCTATACACGCAACGATAAGTCCAGTAAAAATCCAGGCAAGTCTTTTGCGTACACGCTCTAGATGGTGCATTTTTTCACGAGGGGTAGCAGTTTTAATGGCGCTTCTATCAGAGTTATTAAGACGATACATCGTAGTACCCGCCATAGTGCGTCCACTTCTAAAAGCTGAGTTATTGTTATAACGTTGAGTGCCGCTATTACCAACATTACGCCTCCGCGGAGGCAAAGCCTTTTTAGACTCTTGTTTTCCTTTAGAGAACAACCCCAT